TGAGGGATCCCGGAGCTTTTCTAAGGCTCCACCTTGCTCTCAACAGAACAGTCTCGAGCTAGGAGTTATAGAGACGCCTCCGCCCCTATAAAACCTACACTGTTCAGCAAGGAACCCAGAGAACACACGACCTTCAAATGTTCGCATGCCTAGGCACACCAACAAAGAAGATCGCCTGGAAGTCGTCTGCATATGCACGGGAAACCCCACCTACCTGAGTAGAAGTACTAGGAGGGTTGGTAAAACCGATGCGTCCGCGAGGACAATCAAATCCAGGTCCATCCAAATTGCCCTTCGTAAAGAAAATGGGCGTCATTGGGAAAGTGTTCTGGTAAGGGGCGTGGACGATGAGTCCCCCGCTGGCTGCGAGGGCCTCAGTGGATCCAGTAAATGGGCGGGCTTGACCAGATGGCGTTGGAAACGACGCACTGTTAATCCACACGTTATCGACATTCCCTGGCAACAGGGAAGCCCAAATACGTGTGTGACGTTCAGCTGGAGTCGCAGTATCCGCACCATCAGGAAATGGAATGCGTAACTTGACCCCACCACGATAAAACGCGAATGAGGCCAAAATATACGAATGCAGACGGCACTGAGGGGCCGCCAGAGTAGGCAGCCCACCAGAAAACCGAGCTGACAATACCCAGGGCCACATCAAGCCAACCTTGCCAAGAACCCCTGGCAGGCCAACTTGAGTGTACCGCTTGAGAAGTTGAACTATGGACAATGGCATCTCTGAACCAGAGGATTCCGCATACATAGTGGTTAGCCCCGGTGTTGGAGCATCACCAATAACATCACAAGCAATAGTACCGACATTTACTAGATCGTCCTGACCCTGAGTCTCAAAGTCAAAGCCCTCAGTGAAGAAAACTTCAGTAGAGGGTTCAATGGGCATTTGAAACTCAAGATCGACACCTCCCCTAACATACACAGAGCACACAACTGAAGGTCCGACAGTTTCGGGACCCTCAAGTGGGGTGATGGCATGTACAAACATTGTCCCTGCGGAAACGTCTGTGGGAAGGTAGTTGAGGGGGATCATAAAAGGAAAAGAAAGGCAAAACTCGTTCCCCTCTGCCAAATCTATCACCTGCCGGTGGAGGTAGGCAGAATCAAGGGTTGAAAGGGTGGGCGGAGCATTACCAGGGACGATAGAAATTTGGAGTTTGCCACGATGAAAAGATGTCTTTGCCATCTTAATCATCACCTCAATGGATCCGCGGTACATATGAAACATACCTGCGAGCCAACTGATGGGTGTGTGATAAACTTGCGTAGGACCTGTCGTAACCCTAAAGTTAAAGGGTGCCAGCGGCAGAGTATACATGCTGCTGAATAGGTCCTGCGTCTTGGTATAATTGAACGTACCAAGATATCCAAATTGCCTTTTCAGATAAGCTAACGACATCTCATCCATACCTGCCGGACTATAATAATCCGTCAGACGTAGCTTGGCCTCAGAAGTAAGAGCCAAAGAATGTGATGCGTCAACACCATCAGA